TAGTTGAACTTTCAGGTACTACTGAAGAACGTATTGCAAAAATTAAAGAAACAATTTTTGGTTGATATTTATAGACATGAAATTGTCTGAATTAAAAAAGCAAATTAAAGATAACATATACGAAATTTTATCTGAAGAATCAGTAACAGAAAATTTTGGTCCTGCAGTTCAATCAACTGATCCTAAAGCTAGAGAAATTGAGGATAAAATTAATAAAGATCCAAAATTTGCAAAACAAATAGCCCAAATAATAGCTCAAGCTGAAAAAGGAGGTGATACTACAAAATTATTAGGTCAAATGACTGGACTTTTTGAATCAGATGATGAAGACCAAGAACCATCAAAAGCAGAATTAGAAAAAAAAGATTCAATCACTACTGCTTCAAATAAATTACAAAAACTTGTAACTAAAATGAAAGAATTAGCTAAAGAATACACTGAAGCTAAAGGTGATAAAAAAGAAAAAATTAAGGATGAATTAAAAAAATTAACTGCTGATAAAAAAGCATTAGAAAAAATTATTCTTCCTTCTTCTGAAGAAGATTAATATGAAAAAATTTGTTTTACAATTGGTTTTAGTTTGTTTATTAGGTGTAATAATCTATGGGTTATTTACTTATAAACAAGGTTATTCCTCAGACAAAGACAAACAATACCAAAAAACTATAGATTCTTTAGCACTTGAAATTAGTAAAAAAGACACAATTATTTCATCTTTAGATTCTACTAGAAAAATTTTAGACTCATTAATTGAAATAGACAAAGCTAAATTAGCTGGTATTGCTAAAAAAGCTCAACAATACAAAGACCAATATGAAAAAGAACGCGATCGCCTTAATAGTATGTCTGATGATGATATCATCAGCCAGTTCACAACAGCGTTTAAGTGATTCAACGGTAATAGTTCCCATTAAATCCTTAAAAAATGCTTTATTAGTTAAAGCTGATAGAGATAATCTTAAAAAAGAATTAGTAATTTCTCGTGACTCTATCTCTACTATGAGTACAATTATCCTTAGACAAGATAGTGCCTTATTTATTTGTGATACTACAAGAATAGTTTTAGAAGGTAAAATAGAAGATCAAAAGGGCATTATTAAAGCTAAAGACGGACAGATTGAAGAAAGAAATAAAAAGATAACTGACCTTGAATCTAAATTTAGAGGTATTGTAGGTGCTTTCTTTATAACAACAATTGGTTTTCTAGTAGCTCTTTTATGAGTCAGGATTTAAGACAAATAATCAGAGAAGAATACTTAAAGTGTGCCCAAGATCCGGCCCACTTTATGAAAAAATATTGTAATATCCAGCATCCACAAAGAGGTCGAGTGATATTCAATTTGTATCCTTTCCAAGATAAGGTATTACACTTATGGAGAGATAATCCATATTCAATTGTACTTAAGTCTCGTCAGTTAGGTATATCAACTTTAGCTGCTGGTTATTCTTTATGGTTAATGTTATTCCATAAAGATAAAAACGTGTTGTGTATTGCAACTAAGCAAGAAACAGCTAAAAACATGGTAACCAAGGTTAAGTTTATGTTTGATAACTTACCTTCATGGTTAAAAATTGAAGCTGAAGAAAATAACAAACTAACATTACGATTAAGTAATGGATCTCAAATTAAAGCCACTTCAGCAAGTAGTGATGCTGGTCGATCAGAAGCAGTATCTTTGCTAATTGTCGATGAGGCAGCGTTTATTGAACAAATCGGTGAGATTTGGGCTTCTGCTCAACAAACGTTAGCAACTGGTGGTGGTGCTATTGTGTTGTCTACTCCTTATGGTACTGGAAACTGGTTTCATAAAACATGGGTATCAGCTGAAAATGCTGAAAATGACTTCTTGCCAATTAAATTACCTTGGTATGTCCACCCAGAACGAAATGAGGATTGGAGAAAAAGACAAGATGAATTACTAGGTGATCCTAGATTAGCCGCCCAAGAATGTGACTGTGATTTTAGTACATCAGGTGATGTGGTATTTTATCCTGAATGGGTAGAATTTTTAAAAGAAACAACAGTTAAAGACCCTGTAGAGCGAAGAGGTGCTGACCAAAATTTATGGATATGGGAACCTGCAGACTATACACGTGAGTATATAGTAGTAGCAGACGTAGCTAGAGGTGATGGTAAAGACTCTTCCGCTTGTCATGTAATTGATATAGCAACTAATACACAAGTTGCTGAGTATCGAGGACAGCTTCCACCTAAAGAATATGGTTATTTTTTAGTTGGTTTAGCTTCTGAATATAATAATGCGATGTTAGTAGTAGAAAATGCCTCAATTGGTTGGGCAACATTAGACGCTATCATTGAAAGAGGTTATCGTAATCTTTATCATTCTCCCAAATCAGACCAATTAACCGCTGATTCATACTTACGAGTATTTGAAGGCAGCTCAGATATGACACCTGGATTTACCATGTCATTAAGAACTAGACCTTTAGTTGTAAATAAATTTAGAGAGTATGTTGGTGATCGTTCTGTTAATATTCGTTCAAAACGATTATTAGAGGAAATGAAAGTATTTGTATGGAAAAACGGTAGACCAGAAGCACAATCAGGTTATAATGATGATTTGGTGATGGCTTTTGGTATAGCTATGTTTTTAAGAGATACTTCTTTAAAATTTCAACAAATGTCTCATGACATGACTCGTGCTACACTTGGCAGTATGAGTAAGACTAATTATATTGGTGGATATAATAGTAATCAAGTCCAAAATCCATATTCTATTCAAACAGATCACGGACAAGAGGACATTAAATGGTTATTGTAATATTTATAAGATATAATAAAATATAAAAATGGCAGATAAAAGTTTATTCACCCGACTCCAACGACTGTTTTCAACAGATGTTATTATAAGAAATACGGGTGGCAACACATTAAAAGTAATGGATGTTGATTCCATTCAACAATCCGGAGATATAGCTACTAATTCATTAATAGATAGATATAATCGTTTATACTCTCCATCATCAACATCACTTTTAGGATCACAGATTAATATTAACTGGCAATACCTTAGAACCATGGTCTACTCTGACTATGATAATATGGATTATGATGCCATTGTTGCTTCTGCCTTAGATATTATTTCAGATGAAAGTACTTTAAAAAATGATATGGGAGAAGTGCTTCATATTAAATCAAGTGATGATGATATTCAGCAAATTCTTTATAACTTGTTTTATGATGTATTGAATATTGAATTTAACTTATGGAGTTGGATTCGTCAAATGTGTAAGTATGGTGACTTTTTCTTAAAGTTAGAAATTGCTGAAAAGTATGGTGTATATAATGTTATTCCTTATACTGCTTACCATATTGAAAGACAAGAAAACTATGATAAAGAACATCCAAACGCTGTAAGATTTAAATACTCACCTGAAGGTATTTTCGCTGGTGGTTCTGGTTATTACGGTACACCTAATCTAGGAACGTTTGATAACCAACCAGGTATTCATTTTGATAATTATGAAATGGCTCACTTTAGGTTGTTAACAGACGTTAACTATTTGCCTTATGGTCGTTCATATTTGGAACCAGCTCGTCGTATTTTTAAACAATATGTGTTAATGGAAGATGCTATGTTGATTCATAGAATTTCACGTAGTCCAGATCGTCGTATATTCTATATTAATGTTGGTTCTATTCCTCCAAATGAAGTAGAAAACTTTATGCAGAAAACTATTTCTACTATGAAGCGTACTCCATTAATGGATAACCAAACTGGTGAATATAACTTAAAATACAACCAGCAAAACTTATTGGAAGATTTTTATATTCCAATTCGTGGAAATGATACAACAACTAAGATTGAAACTACACCTGGTTTACAATATGATGGTATTCAAGATGTTACTTACTTAAGAGATAAATTATTTGCTGCCCTTAAAGTACCTAAAGCATTTATGGGTTATGAAAAAGATTTAACAGGTAAAGCAACGTTGGCCGCTGAGGATATTAGATTTGCTCGTACTATTAACCGTATTCAACGTATTGCATTATCTGAATTATATAAGATTGCTTTAGTACACTTATATTCTCAAGGTTATACAGGTGAACAATTAACTAACTTTGAGTTAGATTTAACTACACCTTCTATTATCTATGATCAAGAAAAGATTGCCTTGTTAACTCAAAAGGTAGACTTAGCTCAAAAGATTATGGATCTTAAAATACTACCTTCTGATTGGATTTATGATAACATTTTCCACTTCAGTGAAGATCAGTATGATGAGTATAGAGATTTGATTGTTGAAGACCAAAAACGTTCATTTAGACAAAAACAAATCTCAGAAGAAGGAAATGATCCTAAAGTATCAGGTAAATCATATGGTACACCACATGACTTAGCTTCATTATATGGTAAAGGAAGAATGTATTCTAATCCTGAAAATGTACCTGTAGGTTATGGTGATGATGTTAAATTAGGTCGTCCTGAAGAAAATCCAACAAACAGAAACACACAAGACAGTCCTTTTGGTAAAGACAGATTAGGTGTAGCTGGCATGAAAGATCCAGACAATGAAAATGAATCTGGAGGTATTAGAGCTAATTATAAGGGTGGTTCACCTTTAGCTTTAG